CGGCTTGCCGTTCCTGTTCACTCATAGCCCGCTTTCCTCCCTTCAAATCTTGCCTTCTTCATACGCCTGTTTCAGTCCCCCGGCATACATACACATAAGCGAAGGGGAAGCAATACCCAAAACGGCGTTTATGAACGTCATGTATGCTATGAACGTGTTACCCCGCTTTCTGATCCAGAAGGCGGGGCTTCCGCTTTCCGGCCTGATCCGCTTTAGCACCCTGCGCATCCCCTTTCGTTGCGGCCGCGTCTGTGCAATCGCACCTTTCGCCATAGTCAAGGTGACTTCCGCACCACGGGCAAACCTTGAATTTCACTTTTTCACCGCCTTTCGCATTACCAGCCGCCGCAACCCGTCCGCGCACAACGTCAAGCCGTGTTCCCTCTGGTAAGCGCGGCGGCGGTCTGCAACGGGCTTGTTCCATCCGCATTCCGGGCATTCCGAAGGCTTGCGCTTCTGCGAAGCGTCCGGATCAATCCCAAGCAGGCAGTTAAACGGCGGCTTTTTCTCTTCGCTCATTTCGCACCGCCTCCCCATTGTAAATTACCAGCATAGAAGGGAAGGGCGCGGGATCGGCGGTGTTGCCGTCTTCGTCCGTGAAGCGAAGCCGCCCGCGGATAAAGCGCACTTCCGCTTTTCCGTAAATGAATTCGTGGAAATAGCTTGTATCTGTTCGCGCCGGAATAAGAAGCACGATCGACGTTCCGGCCTGCGCCTCTTCGTATGCTTTACAAACCCATTTTCCAATTTCGCGCCCATACGGTGGATTGCAGAAAACCGCGCCCCCCCTCGCCGCTTCTTTCCAAGAGGAAGTAAGCCCGTCCGTTTCCGGCGTGAAATACTGTGAGCATTTCGCCGTCTTGTCCGTGGCCGCCGCGTCCAGTGTGAAGGAAAATTCTTCGTTCAGCTTGTCGAAGAAGTCTTGCGGCGTACACCAGCACATATTTTTAGAGGACAACAAAGCCTTGTTCATTCTTCGCCCGCCTCGCTTTCTTCCAGCAATTCCCCTGTGGACGTGTCCACGTTGAAGGTGCATTGCGCCGGATCGCCTAACACTTCGCGGGCGGCGGCCTGTTCCTCTTCCTGCCGCCGAAGATCAAGGGCAAAGGCACAATCACGCGCCAGCCGTTGCAGGCGTTCCACAAATCCCGCGTTGATAACGTCATAAGGCATAATCACCGCTTGAAGCAGGAAGCCCGCCTTTGCCACAATGTACGGTGTCCCGTTCGGCGTGAAGCGTTCGTATAGCTCCAACACGTCCAGCACGTCCGACACGGGCGACAAATAGCGGCTTTGAATGAATACCAGCCCCCGCCGCGTCTGCAACGGCTTCAAGGTGTGGCCGCTGAAAATGATTGAAAGGTTGTCTCGCTCGATCATCTTTTCGTTTGCGTCCGTGTCTTCAAAGTTAATCCCTTCCGGAACGTCCCGCACCCGCACAAACCAGTCTTCGCGCTGTTTTTCCGGCACGTCAAAGATCGTCAAAATGCTTTCTTCGTCCAGCTTTGGAAGGCCAGAAACGGGATATGCGGTCATTCCATCGCCTATGTACTGTTGCAACGTCCCGCCGCTTTCGTAGCGGTTGTATAAAACAACCTGTTTCCCTTTCTTGCAGATCGCGGCAATGCTCTTGATCTTCATGCGCCGCCGCCTCCTTCCTGCGGATCACCGCCCGCCGTGATTGCCTTTCGTAACGTATGCCGCTCCATGCCGTCCATCATTGCGCCGATCTTCATTGCGCGGGCAAGTTTTTCCGGCGTTTCCTCTTCGCCGTCTTCCACGTCTTCCAGCTTGTCCGGCGAAGGGAAGAGGCGGTTTTTATTTGCGAAGGCCGCATAGAATATTTCAAGCTCCTTTTCCATAGCCGCCTTGAAAAACTCATAGTTTGCTTCTATTTCCATGCGTTCCGCGGCGGTGCAATCTGCCCCCATTTTCTTTCGCTTTCGGTTTGTGTATGCTCCAACGCACCCAAAGGCCGATTTCCCCGTAACCATGTAAATGATCTGATTAAGCAAGCGGCGTTCGGTTTCTTGACTGTAAGAGAACCACGCCGTTTCGCGGCGGTCTTCTTCGATTTCCGCTTCGCTGATCCCGTATTGCTCCATAAGACGGTATAAAATGGCTTGTGCGTTTTCCCGCTCCCCATCAACGCCGCGATCCGCAAGGGCTTTTATTTTCTTCAAAAGCTCTTCTTTGTTGGACATAGTTTGAATAGCTCCTTTCCTTCCATTATGCCCGCCGCTTGTGCCGGAAGTCCCCGGCGTTCGGGCAAGTTTTCCAATGCGGCACGAATGCAACCGGAAGATCGGGGCTTTCCTCTTTCGGATGGGCAACACGTCCGGCGATCACCGCCCCTTCGTCCGTTACAAAGTGGTCATTGCCTCCGCCCTCAATCACAAAAATAGCTTCGGGATCAACGGGCATATTGCGCCCGCCCGTTGTGCGTACCCACTCAATAGGGCGGCCACACCCCCGGCAAAAGCTCATTCTAAACGCCCCCGTTCCTCTGTGGCCTCCTGTGCCAACCACCACGCCGGATTATTCCGGTATGCCTCATTCGGGCAAGCGTCGCAATCCGTGGCGGCGCACTCCGCGCAATACCGCTTTTGAAAGGCCGCGTCCCACGGTGCTTCTATCACGGACAACCCCCGAAGGAAGGCCGCCAACGCCTGCGGGCTTGCGGTCAGCTTTTCAAATTCTGTCACCGCTTTAACCTCCCTTCACCACCGCGGCGGCCTTCCGGCCTCGCCGCTTGAAGTTGCCTTGCACGATCCGCTGTGCCTGCTCTGCGCTATACTTCTCGCATTGCGCGTCGTCAAACTTCCCCGTATAGCCGCGCTTCAATTCGTTGTAGATTGTCGCCGTATGCACGCCCAGCCGCGCGGCGATTTCAACCGGGCGATCCCCGCGGGCGTGCCACGCCTCGATTTTCTGCCGATCTTCAAACGTCAGATATTTATACTTTCCCGCCATATTTTCACCACCATTCTTCCGTTGTAAGCCGCATGAACGCCCCTGCATATTCTTCTATTCTTGACGGGTGTAAACCGTCATCGATGTAAGCAAACAGAAGATTGCTAAAACTTCTGTTTGTCCATAGCTTCAAAACTTCCGTTGCCCAGCGTATTGTGCAGGCTTCCAGCCTGTCCCGCCGCTCAATAATTGTAACGGCAGTACAGATTGCAACCGGAACGCGCCCGTACTTTTGCAAGCACTCCCCAAATGCACGTCGCACTTCGGGCGTTGAAAGCTCCTTCTTTGCCGCCTCTACCTTTTTTCTAAATACAAACTTTGCTTCACGGCTTCCGTCACCGTTTGCAATTTTCTTGATCTCACGCGAAAAAGCGCTATCCAGTTTCACTACCGCACCCCCTTTCAGGGCGGGCGCGGCGGCCTTCCACCGCGCCCGATCTTCTTTTTAGTCGTACACTTTGCAAATGCCGCCGTTGTTCATCAGCCAATGCCAGCCCGCACAATCGAACCGAATAAAATTCCAGTCCGTAGCGTCATAATACGGCGTGCCGATAATCTTAACGCGGCTTGCCTCAAAGCCGAATTCTTCACACACCTTCACGCGGGCGGCCTCTTCCGTGATTGCTTCGGCGCAATTATTCACGATCCACTTTTCGCGGCTTTCCTGATATGCGACGATCGCAAGAGGATCACGCAAGCACCACTTGTAACGGGCGTATTGGTAAACGTCGCTTGCAGTAATGGCCTTTTTGTCTACCAGCGCAACAAGCACGCTGTAAACGTCTGCCGCCGCGCCCTTGTCCTTCGGCTCTGCTTCCGTCAAAAATTCTTCTTCCGAAAGAAGAATGCCCCGGCGGGTTTTCCACAACCGATCATACCCGGCTTTCAATTCTGCTTCGGTCTGGTAGTTGTACCCGCGATCAAGCACGAATTTTTCAAACTCGTTCAATTTGCTGTAATCCGTTGTTTCGCTTCTGATCTTCTGCGCCAGCAAGTCCCCATAATGCGGCGGCTCTTCCGCGGCGGTTTCCGTCGCCCGCTCGTTTTCGTCATAAATCCGGCTTTCCGGGTGCTTGTCGCTCCAAAACTCCACGCGCCCGCCGTCGTTCACTTCATAGAAAACGCCGTTTTCTTCCGTGGCGTAGGTCTTGCGGATCACATTGCCTTCAAGCGTGGAATTCTCTTTGTACTGCACGCCATAGAGAACTTCGGCTTTTGCGGCTTCGTATTCTTCAAAAGTAACGTGTTTCATTTTTGCGCCCTCCCTTGATTTTCCGGCCTGTTTATGGTAAAAAAATAAATGCGTCCGGATCGTTCCGCGCCCCTTCGGGCGGGTTCGTGTCCTTTCGCATTTAATATTACAACTTACA